GGATCCGGTGGCCGAGGCTGCTCGGTCAGGTCAGTCCTACCTGATCGAGAGGACGTACAAGCAGCCTCACCCCAAGGTTATGATGATCTATGGTTGGAAGGAGAGGCTCGAGTTCTCGGCGCTTGTCGAGAAGATCAACGCCACCGCAAAGCGGTTCCACATCGACCGAATCATCGTGGAAAACAAGGCTGCGGGCATCCCTGTAGCGAGCGAGCTCAGGCGGCTTTACTCGAACAAAAGCTACGGCGTTCAGCTCGAGGATCCGGGAGCAACAGACAAGGTATCGCGCCTGTATTCGGTGCAGCACCTGTTCGAGGAGGGGCTCGTCTACGCCCCCGATAAGGATTGGGCATCGGACGTGATCGAGCAGTGCGTCAGGTTCCCGAAAGCCAAGCATGACGACCTAGTGGACACGGTGAGCATGGCTATGCGATACTTACGGCGCACGGGTCAGCTCCAACGGGCCGAGGAAGTGCAAGAAGACTTTGATCAGGAGCGGATGCATCAGGGCGCTCCGCCACCACCGCTATACGGGGTTTAAGCTATGCCATTAGTCGCAGGTCTCTCACCGAACATCCGCTTGGATGACGAGCAGTCCGAGCAGGACATGCTCGACGATCTGCAAATCGAAATGGCTGACGAGGCGCCAACAGAGAACGTCGATGAGAAGGGTAACATTCTCAAGATCGAAATGCCTGACGGCTCGATCACGCTCACGCTCGATGGATCGCCATTGCAGAAGGCGAAGTCGGCGAGCAAGGCAGGATGGTTCGACAACCTCGTAGACGACATCGATCAAATGGAACTCGGTTCGATTGCGAACGATCTCATCAAGGGCATCGAGGATGATCTTGGCTCTAGAAAAAAATGGATCGACGACAGAGCGCAGGGCATCAAGCTCCTCGGCCTCGAGGTCGAGATCCCAAGCCTCGCAGGCGCAGCAGACGGCGCACCTGTCGAAGGTATGTCACGCGTCAGGCATCCGCTCTTGCTCGAGGCCGTATTGCGTTTTCAAGCGAATGCGAGATCCGAGCTACTGCCTACGGACGGGCCGGTAAAAATCCGAGAGGACAACAACAATGCGGATCTTCAATCTGATCAATTGGCGAATGATCTCGAGAATGATCTCAATCATTACCTCACGAGCACGGCGAAAGAATACTATCCGGACACTGACCGAATGCTATTCATGCTCGGCTTCGGGGGAACTTCATTTAAGAAAATCTATTTTTGCCCACTCCGGAACAGACCCGTTTCCGAATCCGTGGACGCTGACGATCTCATTGTCGATAACGCCGCCACAGACCTTTCCAACGCAAAGCGTGTAACGCATCGCATTTACATGCGTCCGAGCGTTGTGAAGCGCATGCAGATCATCGGCGCTTATAAGGACACAGATCTCTCGACGCCAAAGCAATCAGAGCTCGATGCAGCTCAGCGTCAGAAGAAAGATCAGCAGGGCATCAGCCAAGATCAGATGAACCCTGAAGATCGTGATCGCGAGATCTACGAGTGCTATTGCGAGCTCAACATCAAGGGCTTCGAGCACACGCGCAAAGGCAAAGAGACAGGCCTCGAGATTCCGTATCGCGTAACGATTGACGTGTCTTCGCAGCAGATCCTGTCCATCGTGCGAAACTATGACGAGGACACAAAAGATTTGCCTGAAGCGCGTCAGGTGTTCGTAAAGTACACGTTTGTTCCGGGCCTTGGGTTCTACGACATCGGCTTGCTGCACATCCTCGGCAATCCGACGAACGCACTCACAGCAGCATGGCGCGAGATGCTCGACGCGGGCATGTATGCAAACTTTCCCGGCTTCTTGTACGCGGACAGCGGCGCTCGACAGAACACGAATATCTTCCGCGTACCTCCGGGAGGCGGCGCATTGGTGAAGACCGGCGGCATGCCAATTCAGCAGGCTGTGATGCCTTTGCCGTACAAGGACGTCGGCAGTGGCTTGATGTCTCTCGTCGATAACATCGCGCAGACGGGTCAGCGCATCGGCGGCACGGCAGAGACGGCAGTCGGTGAGGGTCGCAATGATGCACCTGTCGGCACGACGATTGCGTTGATCGATCAGGCTCAGAAGGTTCTCAATTCTGTACACAAGCGCATGCACGCAGCGCAGGCTGACGAGTTTCAGCTCATCGTGAAGTGCTTCCGCGACAACCCCGAATCATTTTGGCAGCAGAACCGCAAACCGGCTCGGCAGTGGGATCAAGAGACGTTCCTGCGCGCCTTGGATCAGGCCGACCTCGTGCCGCAGGCGGATCCGAACACGGCAAGCCAAACTCAGCGCCTCATGAAGATCATGGGCCTGAAGCAGATCCAATCTCAGAACCCGAGCCTTTTTGACCCTATCGCAATCGACAAGGCAGCATTGCAGGCGATGGGTTGGTCAAACCCCGAGCAGTTCATGATCCCGCCTCAGGCGCAGGGTCAGATGCCGCCCGAGATGCAGCAGGCAGTCGCCAAGATGCAGATCGAGAAGCAGAAGGCGGACGCTCAGACGCTGTCTGCGCAGTCAAAAGCGCAGTACGATCAGGCAAAAGCTCAGATCGATATGGCAAAAGCACAGGCCGAAGGTCTTGGCGGCGCCGAGCCGCAGGGTCCGGATCAGCACGAACAGCTTTCCAAAGTGGCAGATTTGCAGATCAAAAAGCAGCTTGCAGACGCAAAAGTGATGGATACTGAGATCAAAAAGGCGCAATTGGCTGCAAGCATGCAAAAAGACGCAGCAGACAATGCTATGAACCAACAGGAGATGATCGCGAAGGAGCGGATCCAAATGGTCGATCTCGCTCAGAACCTTGCGGTTCACCCTGAAAGCGAAGACGAGGTCGTCAGGCTGCTTGGCGACGTCATACCGTCAATCACAGGAAGAAACCCAACATGATGAGCAAACAGAACCTGTCAGACGACGTCGGAGAGCTTCAAAACGAGGTTCTTCACTTGAGGCGGGTTGTGGAGTATATGGGTTGGCGGGCTATCTGTGGCGTTCAAAAGATGGGCGACGAGTGGCCGAGCGAATTCAATGACGTGATCAGCGCGTTCATTGCGGAAGAAGTGAATAACGAGCACCGAGGCACGATCCAATGAGCGACGCGATACGAATTGCAAAGTCGATTAAGCCTGCAATCCGCGTCAAACTCATGGCGGGAGGCGTGCCGCCCGAAAACATTGCGCCCGCTCAGCCTGCAATGCCTGCACCGGCACCGCATCCTTTTCAAAACACAATCAATCTCGAGAACCGTCGCGGCGTGAACATCTCGCCGGTGCCGGGAAAACAAGGCCGCATCGCGTCCGAAGCAAAGTATCTTGATCCCAATATCAAACCTGATGATGCGCTTTCGAAGTGGAACCCATCGACGCCAAACCTGATTGGCGCGCCGGTTCCTCCGCCCGTGCAAGTTCCGGTTCACAACGAGCCGCGTTTGCCTGATTTGATGAAGGGCGCTCAGAAAATTTTTAGCAGCAAAAGCTTCAATGATTTTATCGAAAAGCACACAGGTTTGCGCGATCTTCAAGTGACGCCTATCCACGGCATGTACGAAGGCGAGCGCGAACCTTCGTTTATCCTCCAACACCCCAATATGACAGACGAGCACGCGCATTTCTTGGCGAACGCCCTCGGCTTTGGGATGCAGCAGGATTCAGCGATCCACATCAAGCACAACCCAAACATCGAAGAAGGCATCCCGTCCATGCTTGTTGGCACGGGAGACAGATTGAATAAAAAGCAAATTGATGGCATTATGAATGCTGCGAAAGATGAGGGTCTTGATGGCGCTTCATCGACGCTAGACGGTAAGGCTATTAAATTTTTGCACTTCGGCGGTGAAGAGAAGCTCCCCGAATTCTACGATAAAATCGATAGAGTGATGCAGCGGACGAACATGCCGCACAAGGCGCTCTTTCATTCAAGCTCGGAGATGATCAACAATGAAGACTACATCAAAAACCTACGCGGAGCAGTTGGCTCGGGAGCGCGGGATACCGATAGTGCCGGAGAACCATCCGATCTATTCCGAGGCATCGTCGGTAATGTTCTTGCGCCGTACGCCAAAGCAGTCGCAGGAGAAGGCTACCGGCTCTCGCCACAACGCCTCGCGGAAACCCACGACCTAAGCCCGCAAGAAAAAATCCACGTTCAAGAATCTTTGTATCCGAGCGGCAGAAAGGTCGATGACCGTTCTACTGTTCCGCTTATGACGGGTGAAGAAAACCTTGATATCAGGCCGACCGGCAATCGCGGACAGAACACTGTCGGCGACTTGTTGTTTGGTTTGCAAAATCGCGCTGCAAAGAAGGGTCAGATTGAAGCCGGAGATTTCAGCGACGAAGCAAAAAAGAAAATCGCCAATATCATGGCGAAAGAAGTGCAGTATCACGTCGCGAATTCGGACAAGTCCGCAATTGGTTGGTATGACGCTGCGCTAAAGAAGGCGATGGATCAATATCATTCTGTTTTTCCTGAATTGAAAACAGATCCGCAAAAGGAAATGCTGTTCAAGGCAATCCTTGGCATCACATCGCAGGGCGCTGACGTCCACACGAATTCAGTGCAGGCATCGCGTTTGTATTCGCTTATTCGTGATAAAGGCATGTCGCTTCCTGAAGCAACAAATGCAATGACGGGATCGTTCGGAAAAGAAACGAACGCAATCGAAAACAATTTGCACAAATTTCATCATCTTCTGACCACCAACGGTTTTGATAAGATGAAAGATATTATGGGCCAAAAGAAAACGGTCGGAGAATGGAACAGAATTCTTCGCAAAAGCAAAAACCTTTATGATCAAAATGGCGAACCTTTGCAGATGCAGGGCGGCGCAAATCAAAAGGTAACCGGTTGGTCTGTGTTTGGTCCGAAGATCGGATCGTTCATCAATAACCTGCACGGCGATTATTCGACGCTGACGTCGGATCTTTGGTTTAGCCGCACATGGAACCGCATGCTCGGCCACAACTTCATTCATGCGCCATTGGCTGAACAGAAGCAGTATCAGGAATTCAAAGACGCGCTGATGGCGGAATACCATCACTCGAACCCGAACGTGAAAATTCACGAAAACTACAAAACAGAAGGCGGAAAATTTGTAAGTGATCCTGAAAGATTCAACCAACCTGCAAAATGGTTGTATGGGAACGATGCATCTGAGTTGAGCAAAGAAGAATTCGACAACATGATAAACGATCCCGAGAAGATGCGTGAATATGCAGAAGAGCTGCATGACCGTTTCAAGGGTGGACAATTTAAAGAGAAGAGCGATCTTCGTCGTCGTGCAAAAAATTGGATTGAAAGCCGCGAGAACCCAATTGCTGCGCCACGCGGTGACAAAGAGCGCGACTTCCAACAAAACACGGCAGAAGAAGCGCAGAAAATTCTCAAGAAGCGCGGGCTCGATATCAGCATCGCTGATATTCAGGCTGCATTGTGGTTCCATGAAAAGGAATTGTTCGGCAAATACGGCGTTGCAACAGAACGCTCGAAGCCTGCTGACTATGAAGACGCCGCAAAAAATACTGTAAACATGATCCAAGGCGGCGATCTGTTCAAAAACAAAACAAAAGAAAAAAAACCAAAGAAGGGCGCGGCACCTCCGCCTCCTGAAGAACCGCAACACGATGCGTTTGGCGGATCTGTACGCGGCGCGTACAAGAGCGGCGGTCATGTTTCGGGTGGGTTTATGCCTCACCATATACCGGGAGTTCACATCGTCACCGCCGACGCGGGCGAACCTATATTCAGCGGGAGGAAGTGATGGATCGCGAAAAGAACCTTGCGGCATTTCTTGAAGGAAATGATCCAATTGTTCCGCATGTCATGTATCATGGATCAAAATACGGCAATATTGAAAAGTTTGAAGGTTTTCGCGGGACTGCGGGGCATTTTGCTTTTGATCCAAAAGACGCTAGCAGTTATGCAAATCAAGATCTTACCCCATTTGAAGATGAATATTTTCATAAAGAAGGCCCACAAGTTTATCCTGTTCATCTTAGCGCAAAAAAAGTTTTTGATGCTCGGAACCCTGAGCATGTAAAAGAAGCAGGTTTGCATAATAGAGGGATTACTAAATGGGATTACGAAGATTTGGAAAAATATCATCCACTTATAAAGAAGGCAGGGTTTGATTCTTATTTAGATTTTGAACATGGTCCAAAAGAAGAGCCGCAAGGCATAGCAGTTTTCCATCCTCATCAAATCAAATCCGCAACAGGAAACAACGGCAACTTTGATCCAAACGAGCCTGACATTCGAAAAGCAGACGGCGGCAGAGCCGCCATCAAGCTTGCGAAATCATTGGGCGGCAAACTTGAAAAGCGCCGCGCGCAGACAGCGAAGACGCGCGCCGGTGGTCAGCAATTGCCTGCGTCGCGATACATGCCTGAAGTGCCGAGGCAGGTGCGTCAGGACGGCGGTTCTGTCGATGACGGCATCACCGCCTATCACGGATCACCGCACGACTTTGATCAGTTTGACATGTCCAAAATCGGCACGGGTGAAGGTGCGCAGGCTAGAGGTCATGGCATGTATTTTGCTGAGAGTGAGCCTGTGGCGAAATCGTATCGAGATCGCATTGCGTTGAACAGAAATCAAATGTCTTTGGTTGATGCAACTACAGGCGAGCCTTTATCAGAAGACACACCGGGTCATAAATTTCTTAAAAGTTTTTTTGATTCTCATGCTTACGACATGCGTCAAGGTGATCGTGAAAATCAGCTTGCAAATTGGGATAGGCAAAAAGAATATCTTCAGAAAAGTATGAAAGAATTTGAAGATTCTCGATCTCACCCTGATCTTCAAGATGCCGCATCAGCAAAATGGATTGATGATGAAATTGCAGACCGTCAATCTGATATTGAAGGTATAGACGCTGCACAAAAAATTTTGCACAAGGTAAAAGCAAAGCCTATCGGCCACATGTATGAGGTCCACATCGACGCGCATCCTGATCACTTTTTGGATTGGGACAAACCTATAAGCCAACAAAGCGAGCATGTAGGAAATGCAATCAAATCATTGATGCATTTGACAAGTCATGAGCGTGACAACATGCCGATCAATTCATTTTACGAAATGCTTGGTTCTCCAAAAGAAGCATCAGAACGACTTCATGGAGCAGGAGTTCACGGCATAAAATATCTCGATGCGGGTTCTCGCGGCGTTGGAAAAGGCACTCGCAACTACGTCGTGTTCGACGACAAGCGCGTGAACGTAAAGCGCAAGTATGAGCAGGGCGGCTCAGTGCATGGCGATGATTTCATCCCGCACGACGACCCGCAGCGTCAAGCAAACCTCGATGCGTTCGATCCTATCCGCGACGAGAACGGCGCGCCGCGTGTTTTCTATCACGGCACAAAGCGTTTCTTGGCTCGTCCAACTCCTGACATTCAAGCTTTCAAAACAAGCAGCGAGATGGGTGCGCATTTTGGCAATCAAGCGCAAGCTCATGATACGCAATTTGTTGGAGAAGATCTTGAAGATGAAGGTCAGATCTATCCTGTTCACCTAAGCATTAAAAATCCAATTCGCTTGCGCGACCTTGGCCGTTTCACAGCAAGCAATGTCGCTAGTCAATTGCGCGATATGGGTCACGACATACCTAAAGATATTGGTTCTCTTGATATCCAAAACTATCTTAAATCTATCGGCCACGATGGGGTTGTATATCTTAACCGTCGTGAAGGATTAAAAAATTGGAAGAGCGGAATGCAAAGTCCTATGCATTTCAACTCTCGTCCTGATGAAGATTTTAAAAAAGCATACCCTGAAGCTGAAGATAGCTACATTGCATTCGATGCAAATCAGGCCAAATCTGCAATTGGTAACAAAGGCACATTTGACAAGTCTCATCCGCATCTCAACGAGGCACGCGGCGGCGCTATTGGATATAAAGAAGGCGGCGTAATTCCGCATGACGATATGCAACGTGACAGCAACCTTGGTAAATTTTTGCAAGGCAGTAAAGTTCGAAATGGTCAAGGAGACCACGTTGTTCTTTATCACATTACGCCGAAAAATTTTGATCAGTTCAAAGCGGGCGGCGATGACCCTGAATTAAGCGGACCCGCTATTTGGCTATCTCCAAATAAAGATTATTTGCCTGCTGCACACAACGTTCAAAAACGCGGTGGAGAATATGTAGAGGGCACAAATGTTATGCCTGTTTATGCAAACATTAAATCTCCATTGGTTTTAGATAACCGCACCATGATTGATTGGGCTCGCAATGCATATAATGCAGGGGGAGAGTTCCCCATGTATATTCATCCAAATGTCAAACAAGCTTTGATTGATGATGGATACGACGGCATTTTTTGGGGTGGCAGCAATCCTGTTGAATACGGCACAAACGATATTGGCGTTGGCGAGCAACCTCACGGTGAAGAAGAAGTTATTGCTTTCCATCCGCATCAGATTAAATCCGCGACAGGCAACAACGGAAACTTTGATCCGAAAAAACCTAGCATTAACGAAGCTCGCGGCGGTTCTGTTGGTTATGCCGACGGCGGCGAAACACAGGATTATGTAGAGCAACAAAGAGCTGCACCTACGCGCGCTGCATTCCGTGAGAAGATTGCTCGTCAAAACGAGCAGGAAAATCCAATGCTTGCTAATTTTTACAAGCAAACTGAGCCTTTTGGCGGCAGAGAAATCATGTCACCGCTTGTCGGCACCCCGATGGGCATTCAGCCGCGCTCGCACGATCAATTCTTAAACATGATGAACGTCGAGCGCGAAAAGCGCAGCGAGCTGCCTGCGCATGAGGCGCGCGCAAATGCTCCTACACCTGTCAAAGAGCCAAGCTATATGGACGAGCTTGCTTTTGCATTGGAAGGCGTCAAGCGTCACGGCGCTTCGTTCTTGGAAGATCTGCATCGTTACGCGAATGAAGATCTAAAAAAACGGATGCAGGAATACAGTGAAACGCTTCCGACAGCAGAAGAGAACGTCAGATATCTGAAAGAAAAAGCGGGCAATGCCTTGAGCGCGGTCGGCGATTTCATTGCGCCACCTGCGTATGCTCATGGTGGAAACGTGTCGCATAGACCGCATTATGGTTTTGGCGGCGAAGGCGAGGGGCCGATTGCAGGCGCAACGGGCAGCGCGACTGAACGCAACACGCCTGAAAACACAGGCATGTCTGATTCAGGATCTGACACAACCAACAACAGCGGCAACGGAAACGATAACGGAGGCGGCAATGGTCGTGACATGCGAGAGGGCAACGTCTTTGGTCCGACTGAAGGCGATGTTCCCGGCATGTCTGCTGCTGCGTTAGATTACAACCGAAAGGTTGACGCGATGCAGGCCGAAAACAATTCTTTGTTTAGTTCGGGCGCAAAAGACACAGCAACTAATCCGTTTTTGTCCGGTGTGAGACAGATGACAAGCCCGCAGGCACAAAGCGACCTAACGCGTCTCGACAGCGCAATCAATTATCCTCTCATCGGCGGCATGATTGGCAATGCTTACGGCGTGCAACAAGCTACACCGCAGCAGGAAGCGCAGATCGCGGGCGTCATCAATGACATGCGCACGCCGCAGACAGTTCCTGCAAACTTTGGAACGCCTGAAGGCATGTTGAGCCGTTATGGTTATCCAATGGGCACAACGCCACAGCGCGCAGGATCGATGGGATCAATGCCGACATCGTACACGACATACGGAAGCAATCTTAACCCTGTCAGCTCTGTTGGCCCGCGCGCAGGATCGATGGGATCAATGCCTGAAAGCTCTTTCCAAGATGCATCCGGCAATGTTCCTATGCCTCCCGAGCGCCCAAGCGCGATGATGGACATGTCGTCATCTGTTGGCCGTGCAACACCGGCTCAGCAGCCTCAAATGAACGGCGTTTCATCCGCTCGATCCGACTTTAACCGCGCGTTTGCAGAAGCAAGATCCCAAGGCAAGCAACAATTTCCTTGGACAAACCCATTCACGGGTCAACAGGGCATGTATCGCGTAGCGTACAATTCAGGCGGTCGGGCACTGTACCCTTCACAAATTGTCGAGCATGTGCTCAACAAGATCAGCGCACCGCCACCGGCGCTCGATCCAATGATGGTGGCAAAACGGGGACGCCCGTAATAACTCCTTGGAGAAAACAAAATGTCAGAGACCGCTAAAAAAGCGCGGGCAGCGATGAAGGCAAAGGCGAGCCGCCTTGCCGCAAGCGACCCAAAAATGAAAGTTGATTCCTCGTCTTGGTCACCTGCCGAGCCGCTTGACACAGACGCCAAGACGGGCGCTCGCCCGCTTGTGAAGCGCCTTTATAAAAAGGGCGGCAAAGTCCTCGGCAAGTGCGAAGGCGGCGCCACAATGAAGCGCGCAGACCGCAAGGCTCGTAAGAGCGGCGGGCGCACAGAGGCAGAGAAGCGCGAGAAGCGTTATCTGACGCCTGACAATCTCATCAACCGTGACGTTCGCATGGCAAATGACGCGCGCGAAGGCAAGAAACATGATGGCGCCTTCAAGAGTGGCGGCAAAACAAAAAAAGCAGGCGGCGGCATGCTCGCAGCAGCCAAAAAAGCTATGATGATTGCAAAAGATCCGCATCGGAAAACAACAAGGCCTGTTTTGACGCCACCGATGCAAGATCAAACTTCAATGCCAACTCTAGAAAATCAGATGATGGCAAAGAAAAAAGGCGGTAGAACCGGCAAAATGGGCGGCGGCGTGATGGGTGATAACCCCGTCTCGATGCAGAACCGTTCGATGAGCAAGGCCGCAGGCATGGCCTACAAGAAGGGCGGCAAAACCAAAAAAGAAAACGGCGGTCGCATGTTTGGTGAAGGCGAAGCGGCTCAGTACGCAAAAGCCGAACGCAACATGTATGATCGTTTCAAAGACACGTCGCGCGCGGCTAAGGTTGCCGATGAAATGGCGGCTCGCGGCGAAGATCCGACAATCCGGCAGCTTGCTAAGGAAGATCTCGCAAAATCTGTTGCTCGCGATGTTGCAGCTCAAGAAGCCGAAACTCGCGCTCGTCGCGAAACAGGCTACGGCTTGAAAAAAGGCGGCAAAGCCAAAAAGATGAGCCACATGGAATGGGAACATTCAAAGGCTGATCTCAAGCAAGACAAAAAGCTTGCCAAGAAGCACGGCATGTCGATGGAAAAGTGGGAAAAGTCGAA